TGGCACTTGTTTAATGTGCGATAAAGTTCTTATGTCTGATGAAGGTGGTTGGATTGTAAATGCAAACAAAGATTATTTTTGTGAAAACCACAGAGCCAATGAACACAGTTGCTTCGATGAATATTTAAAACAAAAAAAAGAATGGGATCAATTAAATCGTTAATTGTTTTTTTAATATTTCAAACTCTTGGTGAATTGTTTTGTCATTAGACCAAAATCTTTTACGATTAAATTTCATAGCACGATGATGTATTATAGTAGAGTGATCCATACCAAACATTCTACCCATTTGAGATAAAGAAACTTTATGTATTTCAATCATTAAATTAATAATAATACTTCTTGTTCTAACTAAGGATGAGAATCTTCTATCTCCAAGCACTTCTTTTTTATTAACTTCGTATTGAATACAAACTTTATTAACTACAGCTTCAAAAGTTGCTGTATGTATTTTTTTTCTATCTATTTTTATTCCTGCTTTTTTTTCGTCAAATCTTTCTTCTCTTATTTTTAATCTTAATAAGCTAAGTTCTAATTTACTTTGGTTTTGTTGCATTGACATTCGATAGCCATTCTTAAATCCTGTTTTGTAAAGTAGTAATTCTCTTGAGCTTAACTCCGAATACATAGGAGCTTTCATAGCTTGTTTTAATTGTGTTAAAGTTTTCATTGGCGTAAAGTACCCTCCTGTTGTTTGCACAACCTGTTGTTGTTTATCTTAATGCAATTAATAAGTATTAAATTCTCATTAACTGTTCTTGTGTGTCTACTACTTTTCTACCAAGTCTAATACTATCTTCATGGTATTTCTCAGCTTTGAACTTTGCTTCCAGGTACTTCTGGTGTTTCTTCTCTTGCAAATCCCTCAGCTTTTGCAGACGACTTCTGATCTTTTTCATCATTCTCCTTCACTATTGTGTGATTCCATCTTAGATCTTTAACCACTACTTCTACCAACTCTCCTTCATTTGAAGGCTCGGCAGCTTTCTCTACGGAATCAAATTTTTCTACATATTTAAAGCTTGCATCTCCGTACTTAATTCTTGTAACAGATTTTACCTTATTGTCAATCATTGTAATCTCTTTCTAATATAAACTCTAGGTTTTGTATGGCTTTTAATATATCTTCTTTACCATTTTTATGTTCGTGTCTTGACACATATTTAATTACACAACCCTCTGCAAATTGCATACGATTAGCTTGTATATATTCTATAGGTTGGATAGGCATAGCTTGGTAATGTGATCCACCAACTTGGTTATCTAAATTTTTTTTATTCATTATTTGTAATAGGGATTGTGGGGAGAAAAACAACTAAGTAAAAAGTCAAGGGTAATGACTAAAACTCCCCACAATGTTCTCAAGATTTGTTTAGAACCCTGATGGTTTATTAGTACCATAAGCTACATTTTTATCAAATGTCTTTTGTGGAGTAAATGTTGATTGTCCACCACTACCACTAGCCGCAGCACTTGTACTGTTTGGTGTTAGTTTAATAGTAATACCACCAGTTGGTTGACCACTATCGTCTTTAGTGTTCCATCCTGCTTGACTATACCAAGATCCACCTACTTTAACTCCTATGGTCCAGTTTTTTCCTTCTGGAGATTTAGGATTTTTAGGTGCTACCCAGTCTGGGTGTTTATCTTCTGTCTTTTTTTCGTTGGGTATTACATTAACCCATATTGCTTCTTCCATTTTTTCCTTTTGTTATCTGCAACTTTATTGTTGCACGTTATTATTTAATTGCAATTCTTTGGCATCAGCAATCTTTTTGATTTGCTTATATGCTTTGGAATTGTTTTTCATAAGATATTGAAGTTGATTTTTATATCTATCAGCTATGCTGTAAAACTGTTTAGAGTTTTTAGCTAACTGAATGTACTCCTTTATCTCTTCGGCATCCACATTATCATCAAGATAAACTGGACTTGTTTCTTTGGATTGCTCCTTAGAAATTTTATTAAATGGTGTGGCAGCATAACCATCTTCATCTTTTATACCTGTCTTTAAATTTAGTAGATTTAAGAAAGCATACTTTCTTGAATAAGACATGGCATTACCTGTACCAAACTTATCTATTGCTCCCATTGCTGAACATCCATCAACTATTATAAAGCTAGTTGGATCATCGATGTCATGTACTTTCATAGTACAAACAACCATAACCATATTTCTTGCTTCTACAACTTCAGTTAAATAATTACACGTTGCATACAAATTATTATTTAATAATGCTTGTGTTGCAACTTCTTGTACTGCGTCATGCAATAAAGGGTTAAAGTGCATCCCTTTTACTTTGTCGGCTTTCTTCACACTACCTGCTTCTAAACAAGCTGAATGTAGTTTTTGATATATATTTTTCTTCATTGTTTTTTCCTTTGTTATTGTTATTGTTTTATCCCCCATAACTTACTGATTAATTGTGTCTGTTCTGTGGCTAAATCTTTATAATAAAAGTAATGGTTCATGTCTGGTGGCTCACACATTGATGCAAGTTCAGATAGATTGCCTTTACAGAACATTATCATTCGTTCCCATAAAAGTATCTTCTCACACATTTTAAAATAAAGAAATTCCAGGTGGTCGGTACGCATTAACTCATGTGTGTCGTGAAATATGATATACTCTTTATCGTTAGTATAAACTAAAAAAGGTTTTTTCTTAGTACACATATAATAAAACGCAGTTTGAGTTAAATTTTCTATTGTTGGTTCAGTAGGTAATGCTTGACTACTCATAGACCATTCTTCTTTGTTCTTAATTTTTCTAATATTAGGTGGCTTCGTCTTTAATTCTATAAATTTTGTTTTAGTTTCGTAATCTATTTTTCCAAGTATCTCTTTAATCATTGTCATTTCTTTTTTTCTTACATGACGTTCACATTCTAAATCATCTTTACCAGCAATATCTTGAACCACTTTTTTAGTTATCCCAATACAATCGTGAGCATAATTTAACATTTCTTTTTTAGCAAAAGCATCTTTGTCGTCAACAGCATCTTTTTTATTTATGATAGTAAGTTCGTTTTCAAAACAAGTTTTATAATCTCTATCCCATTCTGTTTCTTGTTGCTTCGCAGATTTCCAAATGCTAGTTCCAATTAATCTTTGCACAACATTGTTAACTAAGTTTCCAAAGTTAGCTTTGTATCTAAAGGCAAATTTTCTTCTAATTTCTTGTGAAAATGAATAGTTAATTAAATTTTTAGCAAAAGGTGTAGATGTAGATGAATAAGACCAATGATCTAATCCTTTGCCGCCATTAAAAAATGCAAATGCTTTATCTATTTCTTTTGATTTCATAGTTGTTTGTTGTATTTATATAGATATTATCCACTATGTCTATAACTATTTTATTGTTGATTTGTGGATAATATTACCTTAATGGTTATTAATCAATAACAAAGCAAAAAGGAAACAACTATGAAACTATCCGATTGGATGCAAAAGAATAAGTTAAACTGTCGAGAGACAGCTCAAAAATTTGGTATCATCAATATAAATCCTTCGACAAATATTTTTAGGTATCGTAATGGCGAGAGAATCCCTCGAAAAAATGAAATGAAAAAAATATATTTAGGCACAGATAAACAAGTGCAACCGAATGATTTTTATGATTTCATCTAAACCTAAATTTAAATACAAAAGAGTTAAAATTATTTGGCAAGATATTGTAACAGATTCGTCTTGGTTTGATGATATGTCTGATGTTGAAAAATTAACTTATGCGTGGTGTGAAGATGTTGGGTATCTCTTTAGTAAAGATGCCAAGATGTTAAAAATATTTACATCATATTCTTATGATGGAGATAAATTAAGCATTGGAACAGTAACAGCATTTCCACGTTCAATCGTTAAAAAAATAGAGGTACTTAAATGACAGATACAGATATGTTTCAAGATTATAAAGGTAAGATTAAAGTATTAAAAAAGAAATTAAGAATGTATAAGAATACCTCTAATGATTTAGAGGTTATTATTGAATCTCACAAGAAAGAGATAGATACCTTAAAGCAGATCATTTCAATACAAGAATTACAAATGGACACCCCACATAAAACCAGAACAGATAAGGTATATCAATTAAAATCTATATTAAAAAAATGTAGAGAAAGAGGAAAATACGACTTAGCTTTAAAGTTGATTAATAAATACCAAATCAATCAAGAAACATTATCAGAGAAGTATTACGATGACTGTGGTAATAGAGAAGAAGATTCTACTTATGAAGGTAGCGGTTGATTAGATTATTTGTATATATCTTCGCACTACTGTCATTAACTAGCTGTGCTGATGTTATGCTACTTGGTAGTAGTGTAGGTGTTGTTGGATCATCCAATACCTATGTCAAAGTATATAATACTATGGATGTTTTAACTATTGCAACTACAGAAAAAGATATTAAACAACACGCATACGATAAGATTAAAAAGAAAAAAGAACAGCAATCGGTTGCTACTTTAAATCAATTAGAGATCATTACTAAACAGCTTATAAAATTAACTGAGCTACACCAAGAGGTTAATCTAAAATTAGATCACTTATCCATTCAAGTTGAACTTAATCAAGAGCAAGTAGATATGAATCAAGAGAATGTAAATGCTAGACTTGTTTATTTAGAAACAAATAAATTGGTTGCTTTTTATAAAGCAAAGTATGCTAATCTAATAGCTATTCATAAAAAGGCTCAATCTTATAAATCTCCAAGACAGCTTGCTGTTGCTTTACAAACTAAATTAAAAAGACAAAAAGAAAAAGATGACTTATAAACCCCTACCCAAATCACTCACTATTAAACCAAGTACCATAGAGGGTTTAGGTTTGTTCGCCACAAAGGATATAAAAGCAGACACTATGCTAGGTCTAAGCCATATGATTGTAGGGGATGAAATATTTAGAACACCAGTAGGTGCTTTCGTTAATCATTCAGAACAATCTAATTGTAAAAGAACAAGAGAAAACCTAAAATGGTTTCTTCAAACAACTAAAGATATAAAAACTAACGAAGAATTAACACTAACCTATACTTTATATAAACCTAAATGAAATGTTTTTACTGTAATAAAAAAGTAAGATGGAATAACGATTACGATACAGAAGATACTTACCCAGATTCAGAACACAATATAGTTAGTATGTATCAATGCGATAGTTGTGATGCTTGGTATGAAGTGTTTCATCAAAAAAAAGATAAACAATGAGATTTGCTAAATACTTTGACAAGGATCTATACTCTAAATGGCATAGGCTCTGGGATGGTATCGCTATGTGTGATATTGATTCGGTGGAAATTTGCAAAAATAAGGGATGCTGGAAACCATTGGCTATAATTGAACACCTCTATGATACAGGTTCTGATAAAAAGAAATATACCAATATAGTAGAGCAGGTAGGAAAAGGTTTAAATATCCCTGTTTATTTAGTCTATTATAAAGATGTGGCAGAAGATACCCTTTCATTCAGAGTTGCTCAAAAATACCCTATCTCTGAGCCATTAAAGGCTATGTCT